GGCATAGATGAGGGGAAATCAGTAATCTGAGATTTAATATGTGTGTGAGATGATGGAGTAAAGGTACTTGGTTTACCAGAGATAGAATTCCAAGTTAATTCATCAGTTCTTGCAACAGCAAACCAACCGGGTTTATAATCATCACCATTATTACAATATACATAAATACGTTTGGTTGTTCCGTTACCTGAAGTAGTTGGTACAGTTACTCTAATAGTACAGTTTGATGCACTATTACCGATAACTTCTACAGTACTACCCGCAAGATGTATTACACCAACACCTGTATCAGTAATTGATTGATTAGCTGTATAGCTCCAACTACCACGATATATACCAAAACCAGTACTGAATGCACCAAGATTTTGAAGGTGAGTCAAAAATTGTGCGGTAGTTATTGAATTATTATTACCACCAAAAGAATAACTTGGATTTATTGGTTTATTTGTTACTTCAGACCAGCTCGGCCATCTGGTAGCAGTTTCTGGTTTTCCGGTAATACTACTCCAAGCTAATGACAAGCCACTAATATCACTCATTACATGTGTATGACCTACAGCAGCTGCCCCAATAGCAGCAGGAGTGATATTCACAGTTTTAGCTCCATTAGGAGCATAGATAGTATTAGTAGATCCGTTGAATTGGATAGTTAATGCTGCTATGTTAGACGTATCTAAAATAGTATATTGTGTACCATTTTTATAGTGCATTAAATTAGTATTACTTGATCGCAGTATCATTTGATCTACCACGGTACCAATTCCTACTTGTGCATTAGTTACTCCATCAACTCCAGCTTGATGGTAGGCTAGTAGAGCATTACCATCTATACTTTCTATATAATTTGTGTTAATTCTGGGAACAGTTAACCTTCCAGTAAGAGTACCACCAGTTAATGGAAGATATTTATCTAAATCAGATTTATAAGGTATTTTACCAATTAAAGTTCCTGAATTAGTTCTAATTTCTGGTCCATTTTTTAAACAAAATACTTTATCGCTTACGTCATCTGATAAAAAAGCACCAAGTGTACCTAATTCAAATCCAACACTACCCTTAATACTGTTATCAATAGAAAAAATAATATCGACCGCAGGCGCAGAACTTGGTGAATTAATTCTTAATACAATTCTATTACTACCACTTAGTACCCCACCACTCAAAGGTAAATAATTACTCAAACGACTAATAGTAGCCAACTCCTCATTATTAATATAAGCATGACCTCCAGGGGAAATTTTTAACGTAGTGGGAGTTACTCCACTGTTAGAACTCTCAAGAGATAATATTCCGCTATCTTCTAATACTGTAGTTTCAAAAGTATAATTATTTCTATGTATTCTTATATAATTATAAACATTCTGAGAAGAATCTCCTATATTCAGATTTCCTGTTAATGTACCTCCGGTAAGAGGCAAATAACCACTCAAATGAGTAGTAGTAGCTAATTCCTTCCAAGCTGTGTGTTCATTCTCATTATTTGATGCTGGTGATCCACTTCTTACAAACCATCTGTTAGAATCATAAGTTCCATAAATTTGACTTGAACCATTATATACTCCGGGAATGACGATAAGAGATCCTGCTTGCTGTATTGGGTATCCTCTGTCTGTAGTAGCATCACTGTTAGATGGTTGAGCAGCCATCATCGGAAAATGATTAAACGAACTATTTAAGCTTGTAGTTCCGAGATTCCTTGAGAAATTATAAGAATCAAATATCAGACAATGCACACCATCTCTATAATGTAGTAGATCAGAACTATTTGATCTAAATACCAGTTGAGAGTCTAGTGTGCCTACTCCTACTTGTGTATTACTTACTCCAGTCCAATCTGTTGGATGATAACCCAATAATCCGAGTTGCTCACGAGTAGTCAATATTAAATTTACATTTAACTTACTATAAATAACTACAGGAACATTTGTACCTGACGGCCCTCCTACTATAATCCTATTATCGGATCCCATGTATATCCCTTCCACCCATTCTCCTCCGGTCTGCTTAAAAAGAATCCCATAAGTATTAGATAATACAGGCCTTCCATCTGCACTTATAGACATTTGCCCTCTGCCATTATAAGGATAGTATACAGTACTTAAATCTGATATATCATCTTTAAAAGCTAATTCTTTATACCAAGTAATCTTTCCACTGTCCCCACCTCCAATAACAGCTTTCATAATATTACCTTCGTGTGCTACACTAAGGTAAGCATGAGTATCCCCGATGGCCCATCCTAAAGAGGCAGCATAAGCTCCGGCAGTTCCTGGGTCTGCCGAACCACTTCTGAAAGGCACTACCCAAGAAACACCGGAATTTGACCCCCAGATAGTTTCTGGAAACTTATTTATAAGATTATCCCCAAAAGATGAAGAGGAAACTGATTTTATTCTAGTAGCTTTAGGAGTCCCTATAATATTTCCCTCTAAAGTGTAATTTAATAAAAGTTCTTCTACATTTAAGTTACTAGTATCATAGACTGTGTACTCAGCACCATTCTTATAATGTTTTATATCATTGTCTCCTATAGTATGAATCGTAGTCTGTGAATTCTGATCATTTCCGGAAGTAATTATTCCAGATTTAATATTTCCATTAACATCAGTATACCCTAATCTAGTGACATAACTATTTCCGGAATTATCTATATTTAATAATGCAGTATTGCCTAAATCACCTCCTATTAAAGTTTCATAATCCCCGAAGCTTCCTAGATATAAAGAAGTACCATTAGTACTATCTCCCATAAACAAAGCCCATACATTTTCTCCAGCATCAGTCTTATTTACTAACGCGGAAGTTGGAGAAAAATATAAAGGACCAGTTAAAGCATTTGTAGATCCGGCACTTAGAGGTAAGTAATGACCAACTAAAGATTCTACGGTAGCGAAGGGTTTTCCATCTTTATCACAGAAATTTCCCCACATTGGAAAATTAACATGTAATGGAGTATATGTTGAATTAAGATTATATGTAACACTTCCATCAGATCCTATAGTTTCAGTAATTTCTATAGTATTTTGTTCAATATCTGGGACATTACTACTAGAAGATATAGAGAATCCCCCATTTACATAATGTAATGTTAATTTCTTATTAGGGTCATTTGGATTAACAACTACGAGACTATCAAATCCATCTATAGAAGTAATAACATTGGTATTACTATCCCAAGCTAAATATTTCTTATTTAAATTCCAATAATTAGCAAATACTATCTGAGATAAATCGGAGGTTCTAAATCCTGTTGGAAGTATTATATCAGTACTAAATCCTAATTCCAGAGAATTTGTGTCGATTAAAGAACGATCCCGAGAAGGGATAAATCGTATAATATCACCAGCTATATCAAATGTAAAACTATCAGTACCTCCATAAAATTGACAACTTTGATCTTTAAATCCAATATATGAATCTAGAATAATAGGATTAGTAAATCCTAAGGCTTTATGTGAGCTAGTTAATATATCTAATATAGGAATTTTATAAACAGCCTCTCTTGGAGATATAACAAGATTCCATGCATTTGATGCTTTAAGCCCTGCAATATCAAAATTCCCATTTTGGGTTGATAATTTAACTTGATTATCAACATCATCAATACTAGGGAAAAAATCTAATCCTCCTTTATCAGTATATACAGCATTTAAGGCTTTGATTGTTTTTTTATCCGAATCGTATTGTAAAAACATTCTATCTGATATATCAGGATCGATAAAAGCTACTTCGTATCCATCATCTCTTTTAAAAGCTGGAGCCCAAATTTCTTTATCAAATACATATTTAGTAGCAGAAGGACTAGATTTAAATAAAATATCATCTAAAACCCTTAAACTTAAATATTTATCATTAGTATCTCCATATTGTAGATATAAATCATTATCAACTCTTTTAAATATAATATCTGTATCTTTCTCAGATAGATTTTGTAATGCAAACCTTAAAGCCAATTGAATTGGAACAGTACTAGTAGTTTGAGCCCTTTTAAATGTGGAGTTCCATGTTAAAAAAGCTCCATCTACCATATCAGGTTCATTATCTCTAAGCATTAGCGGAAATTGATTTCCTTCTGTTCCACATTTAAATCTATCATCAGACTCATCAAAAATAATAAAATAATTTGGAAGTTTTCCTCTATCAATCTCTAATCCAGAAATTCCCTTAGTAACCCCTTCTCCTTGTTCCCCACTATTTAATGTGAGGATATTATCAGTTACTTTTACTTCTTCTGTATCAATAATAAAAGCATCTCCTCCAAATACTATATCCTCTTTAATAGTTAAATTTCTAACTATTAAATCTCCATATTCTGTATCATCCTCATTTCTAACACTAAATCCCTCTTTCTCATTCTTTAGTATCTGATCTCCTACTTTCCATGTTTTAGATGGTGTTCCTTCATATATAAGAGGAGTTCCATTAACATCCTTTAATCCTTGTATTACATTGAAATCTGTTGAAGTAATAGATCCGGCAATGGTAGATGTAGCCATTGGGAGAGAATAATATTTATCTTCGTAGGTATTTAAAAAGGGATTATATGATTGATAATGTATAATTGCTTGAGTTGCAGATGTTGTGTCGGTATCTATTAAATCTGTTAGATATTTAACTACATTATCTAGTTTCCCTTTATCAGATGAAGACATTACTCCCGCTTTTTCCGAAGTGGCAGATTTAAATACTATCTGTACTGGTTCTTCTACTCCAGTTTGTGGGTTATTAGTAACTAAATTTAATATAACAGAATTAGAGTTGTACGTATTATCAGATACAGCTTGGACAATAGAAGAAATATTTCCTAATTTATTCTTCTCCATTGCTGTGATTAATCCGGCAGTAGATGAGGTAGCAGCATCTAATACTAAATATTTAGACGTTACTTTTTTAGATATAGGATCATATATAGGAAATATTATTTGTAGATCTTGTCCAGTATATTCTTTAGTAGTATCCCCTGTATAATAACTCTTTAAAGAATCTATATAATCCTTATATTTAGGAGACATTAATCCGGATATCGCAGAAGATACATCTGGGAAGCTAAGTATTTTAGAACTTGACTCTCCAATAGTAGGATCTTTAGTAGTCACTTTAAGAGAAGCTCTATTATTAGCCTCAGCATACTCTACATTTTCTACATAATCAAAGATTTGATTTATTTTAAATATCTGAGAAGTATCTAATAAATCCTTTCCAGGAGCGACATCTACTTTTTTATTTAATAACTCCTGTACTTCTTCTTTTGTGTATATATTATTAGTAACAGTATTTAATAATCTAGAAAGATTTAAACAAGCCTCCTTAGACATTAAACCATTCTGATTTATATTCGCTTCTCGAATTGGTAAAGATTTAGTTCCATCACTACTAACTATATCTAATACTAAAGTATCAGCTCCGGAAAAAGATATCTCTTTTACATATTTAGTAATTGAATCTAATTTAGTTTTATCTTCTTTACTAAATAATCCAGGAGTAGTTTGTGTGGCAACTGGAAGTGTGACACCATCTCCGGAAGAATTTAATATCTGAATATTATCTTGATTTATTTTCATACTTAAATGGATAGTAGAAATATCTACTAAAGCTCCATTATTATATCTATACTCTTTTGAATCCTTTTTATTAAAGAACTCATATCCATCTTTTAATTGTATTCTATCCCAATATTTAAGAGTATCTCTCCAAGTACAATGATAATATTTATCCTCTACTCTTAGTATATAAGATACTCCACTTTCAGCATTGCTTGGAATATTATCTACTATATCTTCTACAGGACTTAAATGTGTAGGTTCTGAAACATCATTTAATTGAAGAATGTCTGTGGATATGACAACATCTGGAGATTGTTTGATTATAAGTTTTTTGGTGATAGGATTAAATTCTATTTCTTTTATCCTAAAATCCTCTACTCTCTTATCAAAACAAGATTCAGGTGTTATATTATATATCTTACTTTCACATCCACTGGAATTTTGTGCTTTGGTAATCATTATTTAAAAAATATTCGATGATTGAATTAAATAGCGGGTCTTTTATACAATCTATTTCATTATATTTGAGGAATAAAACTTCTTCAACTATGAAACTTTCATCTATATAATTACCGTATTGATATTCTTCTATTAAGGAGTGGTAGTCCTTAATTGCTTTTTCTAGTAATTGATTTATTTTATCCATAATTAATATTTTACGTAATATTTATCTCCATTCCTCCAGGATATCATAATAATTTGGTATCGAAGAACAATTCTCAAAACAATGTATTCCATTTATTATTCTAGGAAATTCATCATAACTTGTACGTTCCCATAATTCTATGTTATTAATTCCAGAAGGAGTTATTAATATATTACATTGCTTAAAACAACTACCAAAATTAGCTATCTTAAAGCAATTATCAAATAAATTATTTGAAATTTGAGAAAGATTATAACAATAACAAAAACAATATCTAACAGTTTCTACTTCTGGAGTATATTGAAATAAATCCTCAGGTATAGTTTTTAAATTAGAGCACATATACCAACACTCCTCAAAACTAGTTATTTTATTATTATTAATAAATAATTTTTCTGGAATATAGGTTAATGAGTCACAGCCAGCAAAACAGCCCTCTATATATTTAAGATTAGGGAAATAAATAAATAGTTCTTTTGGAATCTCAGATAATAGTTGACAATTTCTAAATATATTTATAATACTAATTACATTTGAACAACCTTTAAATAAATCCTCACTTACTTTATATAAATTAAAACATCCATAAAAACATCCAGTTAAATTAGTCTGTAATGGTATAAATTTAACATAAATTTTATGCCTTCCAGGATCTTTAAATATTACATCCAAAGCAGAAGTATTTGACTTTTTATTACTTAATAAATCTCTTCCTTTATCATCATAAATATACTCAAAATACTCCCATCTATTAGTTATTCTAATAATTTCATTAGAATTTACCGTAGTATATATCAAAGTAGAAGAATCTTCTGGAGGGGACCAAGATACAATATGAGAATTATAATTCTCACACTTATAACTTTGCGATCCTAATATAGTAACTACTTCTGATTTCTTCATTATTTTCTACAATTGCAAGAATTAAATCCAGAGGAGTATTTAAGATAATCATTATTACAAAATCCTCCACAAACCTGAATCTCTTCTATAATTCTCTCAGCTTCGTAATAACTACATTTATCTATTAATCTATGGATCAATTCTAAAGCTATAAATACCATATTCCTATCTCTAAATACTTGAGAAATATTATTATCATTTTTTATATTACATCTAGTATACAATTTATTATAATAGATATATTTTAATTTATTCTCATAACAATATTCTAAATTCCCTAAAAGAAATGTCTCTTCTTCAATCCCTATTATATTAGAGTTAGATTGATTACTATATAAATCCATTATAGATACTTTCTTTTCAGTATAACTTCCGGATATAATAGTTATTTCATAGATCTCTACTTCTCCATTTGAAAGTTCTTTCGCGGAATAGAATATTTCCCCTTCCATATTTAAACTAGATGGAGATACTCCATGAACCCATTCGTAATTAGGTAATGCTAAATGATCTATTATATGCCATCCATCTATTTTAGTAGAATAATTTAATTTATAATCAGTATATTCTTGATCTGAATGACATACATAATAAAAATCTGATACTTTAGGATTATCTATAGTATTTAGAGTAATTAAATCAATAAATACAATATCTTTTGTTCTTAAATAATTAGCTGATATCTGAGATACTTCTGGATAGATACTACTAGTACTTATACTAGTAGTATCCTTTAATGTAAATCCAGATATTCCATATTCAGTTAATGAAATGCTTAAATTTAATGAAATATTTTTCATTTTCCAAAATTTACTTCGTTATTTCTAGGATTGTTATCAAATAATTGTGCCCATTCAATATTAGCTTTCTTTTCTTCGATTTTATTTCTCTCTTTATCATTCTCATCTTTAGATTTAGCAGTAAACCATTTAATAGAGGAATCTTGTTCTTTTTGTTTTAGATTTTCTACTTCTTTAATAGATTTTTGCAATTCCTCTTGAAGTTGCTGTATCTGTTGTTGAGCTTCTTTAAGAGCTTGATCATATTGCTGTATTTGCTGTTGAGCTTGTTGTATTTGATTATTCTCCTCTTTTTGACGTTTAATTGCGTCTAATGTTATTTGTTTATATTCTGTGATACTCTTACATCCAATAGCTTGTACTAATACATCAGCTGTTAATTGTCCCGATTTAATTAACTCAAGATTATATGCTTTTATAGTTTCTAAGTCTTGTAAAGCGGATTGAGTATCAGCAATATTTATATCAAAGTCTGTTACTGTATAATGTTCTGGAAGTGCTGTGAAAATAGCTTTTTGTTTCTCTCCAAGAATTATAGTTCCTTGAAATCCATCTTTATATACTACTTTAGCTATATTTAAACTATCTAAGAATAATTCTCTTAAAGCTAATGCCATGTTAGAGAAGTATATTTTTGTGACAATTAGTGATTGATTAATTCCGGTTCTAACATTAGTAACAGCATCTCTAGTTTCAACTCCTCCAATAGCTTCTCTAAATGCTCCTGTTATATTAGATGCGAGTTGTTCTATTTTTTCTATAGCTAAATCTAGAGCTTGCATTGATTGGTAGGATAAACTCATATCATATGTATTAAATACAGCATTTGGCATAGATTGTCCAGCCTCACTTTGGGAAGTATCTAATGCTGCGAATCCTTGTTTTACATACGCCATGAATTTAAGTAATCTGTTTGTTTCATCTTCCTCATCTAAGAATGTAGGGATTTTAGAGAAATCTACTGCAATACCTTTTGTCCCACTTACTGCAATGGCATTATTTCGAAGGAAAAATAGTATATTATACATATCTTGCAAATCTGCTGTAGCTAATACTAAACTAAACGGGATATTTTGTCTCGTTGTCATAAATAACCCATTAACAGATAATGTACATTCCTTAGGATTATCCATAGATCTAACTACATTTAAATCTACATCCCTAACAATATAAATATCACTAGCAATTTTAACTACAGAGTATCTATGCATTACACCATCTTTTCCTGTCTCTATATATTCTACCTCATATACAGTAATTAATCTATTATTATATCCATACATTCCAGTATTCCCATCCCAAACAGGAGTTACTTCTAGTCCTCCTAATATTCCGGTAGCAAATTCTGAATCTTCTGTAGTAGCAGCATTTATCGGACCAGTAGATCTAATTATATATTTCTGATTATCAGTATAATACGATTTCTCTAATTCATCTCTTAACTTAGTTTTATCTGATTCAGTTAATTCTGAATTATATTTAGATAAGATCTGATCTACTGTCATATAATATCTACATACAGCTCTAGGAGATTTATTTAAATAATAACTATTAGGATTTTTCTCCACAAAAGTATTAATAGGATTTAATCCTTCTATATCCACATTATTCCCACTTCTAGAAGGTTGTGTTTTAAAATAAAGTGTTCCGGAGATTAATAAATCCGTCATTAATAATCTAGCTTTTATATCTAAATCAATACTTTTAGATTGAGATAAATATGTTATAATATTCTGTGCTGCTATTTCATATTCAGAAATAAAATTTTTATCTATATCTTCCTTTAATAATTGTAGAGATTTTTCAGTTAGAGGATCTTTTGTTATAGGAGTATTCTGATCTCCGAATTTAGAGAGAATAGTATTATATAAATTACTCATATATAATTCCCTAACTCCATCTAATACTTTAAGCTGTCTCTCTCTATTTATTAAAGATAATGTCTTTTGATCTTTACATGTAATTTGCATATTTAATGGAGCATCTAGAAACTTTCCGACTAAATAATCTATGTGCTTTTTTATAAGTGGTATAAATTGTATTTGTGTCGGAGTTCCTATTCCATAATTTTCTTCGAAATGCTTATATTGATCTAAATCCATCTTCCCGTGATAGTAGTTATAAGCTTTTCTTATTGCTACTTTATCATATATGAGATCAGAAATAGCTTGGTTAGCCTTCTGAATTTGATAGTCTTTTGATCCTCGTTTGTACTCGACGCTCATCCAAATCAATTTTTTGTCCTACGAAGTATCTAGTTAGATTTAAACCTCGAAGGTGTAATTCTTTCTTTATTTTTTCTAAAAACTTCTCTTTACTATCACATTGGATATATATACATAAAGGAGTTAAGTAATCTTCTGTTATATACATTTTAAGTATATAACCATCCTCTGTTTTAATTATATCCATTGATTTATTATATATCGCTCCATATAATTCTAATATGTATTCTTTAATCATACATATTAAATATTCTTTTTCAGTCGTATTAATCATATACTGAATCTGTTCTAGATATTAATACTTTTAAATCCTCAGGAATTCCATCATCTGTAGGTATTTTTCCAAAATGTTTTACTCCATTAGAATCATAATAATATCCTATTTTACTTATTTTAATTTTTTTCTTCTTCTCACCAATTCCTCCTAGTAATCTTAGTTCTTGATCGCCCATTTCGCACCATATTTGTTATCTATAAGGCTTTTTATCCTTATATTCTTATAATTTCTTATAAGTTCAGCATATATTTTCATCCTATATTTAAATAGGATGTTCCGCACTCGTGGATAGATTATTACTCTCATTAACGTTCACTATCTATGCGTTACAGTGGTCAGAGATGATCTGACTTACCTCGGTATTAACATAATAATTAAATTTATCATATTTTCTTTGTAAATAGAAATTTGAATTTGTATATAACAGATTAAATACTTTTTTCAAAGATTCTTTTGCTGATACATTTAATCTGTACATATCATCTCGTTTGATATAAGTTATAGTTGCATTAATTTCATTTTTTATAAAAAATTCCTGGATATCAGATAATATACTTTTTTGTTTACTGCAAATATCAAATCTTAGAACTACTCTATAATTCTTTTCCCTATTTTTTGGATTTGGCTTTCTTACTCCTCCAGTAATACATCCATCGCCATCAAAATACCCTCTAATAAAGTGTGCTAATAATTCTTTTTTTAGTTTTGGCAGATGTAGTTCTAAATAAGTTTTTTTAGGTCCGAATCCTAATTTTATCAAATCTTCTGTAATATACTTACTAGCAATACTAATTTCAGAAGCATTTTTAGTTGTAGTTTGTTTTTCTCTTATAATGGTAGCAAATCCTTCTACATTTCTACAATATGCATCTGGACTTATAAAAGATTTAAATAATTCAATAATTTCCTCATCCTTTTTAGTTACTTTAACCCTAAGAGTATTTCTTTCTAAGTTTACACTCCCATCTGCTGCATGAAATCCCAACAAGTATGCTTGAATTTCTGTTTGTATATTACTAAAAAAGTTATGTCTGATTTTCCTTTTACTTGGATTATTTATAAATAAAGGACATATATTATCCAATTTTTCTATTTGTTTATTTATAGTCATGATATTCACGTTATTTAAAAAGATTATTATAAATTTAATTATCTTAGCCTTCACCGATTTTGCGGAATTATTTTATTACCTTAAATTACTTTAAGGAGGGACATGCAAGGTCTATCCCCATTGCGGCGATAATATCAAACTTCCTTTTATTCTCATAAGAGTAATCTTTTAATTCATTTAGCATCTCCACAGAATCAATTTTATCCCAAAACTCATTGACATAATCCTGAATAAGTTCGAGATAATATTCAATAACTCTTTTTGATGGATAAATACCATACATATTAGAATTTAAAGACTTCTTCTTAGATACATCTGAACTATTCGGAGATTGTAATTTTTTCATTAACAGAGTTTGTTTTCCTTTATCCTGAAAATAACTTACAATAGCTGTTCTAGAACTTTCCAATACTGCCTTCGCCCCATACCACTCTAATAATAAAATGGTTTGATTATAAGCTGTTCTAATATTCTCAGGCCTATCTTTATATATAGCTACATATTTATTCCCATCAAGTCCATAGTTTCTCTTCTTTATAACTAAACAAAAATCAGATGTATCTTTTTGTCCGGTAGATTGATCAATACCTTGGTCAATAGAGTCAATTCCAGCAACATAAAGATTAGGTATTAAATCACCATTCTCATCTCTAATAGGCTTCTCAAATATTTTAACCTTACCATTGGGAGAGGAAATGAATTTAATATTATCCTTACCACCTTCTGTAGCTAAAGCAAGTACTCCTAATTTTGGTTTTATTCCATAGCCATGAACTTCTATATCTGTTAATCTCTGTGCAATTAAATTCTGATTGAACATATTATCCCCTTTCCTAGATAATGCTTCTTGGAAAGTCCAGCAATATTCTGCACAATGTACCATATAAGCAAATGGGTCATTAGAATATCTTTGACGTTCAATCATTAAAAATTCTTCTGCTTTCTTACGTATTGTAACTCCTCGATTATCTATTATCCCAGGTTGCATTACTATGGCAGTAGATGGGATAAAGTATGCTGTATAGACTGTACGATTATCTGAGGAGTGATTATGTTTATATGGTAAGATTCCGAAGGAAATTGGATCAAGAAACATCCGTTCTAGTCCTTCTAAAGATGGACCACTATCTCCCACTTTGTTATCTCTAGAGCTTTTTATCTCTAGATTCTTACACTTCTTAATTTATGTAAGGTCAGCATATATTTTCATCTGTTCTAGATGTCGAACACTCGTGGTAGGATTATATTTATTCACCTACTATGCGTTACAGTATCAATTAACCTTTCGCAATTTAATTGATTACCTCGGGATTGGCATCACAGCTTTCCCCGATTTTGCTCGATTTTCTCAATGAAGATTCCTCTTCAAGCCGGCAAAATTTTATATTTTCTTTCTAAATAAATACTGGAATATTTACCGGTACCATAACCAATCTTAAATCCAACTCTTTGTCCAATTACCTTAATAAGAGCATCTCCTTGAATCCATTTCTTAATCAACTCGGGGTCAGAACCACATTCTTCGTATATAAGTAATTCACATCGATCACCTCTGACTTTAGAAGGTTTATCCGCTACAATACCTGTTATCATAGATTTAAATCCGGATTCATTACCTTCTCTATCCTTCTTTGATGCTCTTTTTTGGACCATAGTATTTATCGCTTGGCGTAAATGCTTAAATCCATTCTCTGTTTCTGTATTTAAATAATCCAATTGTACCCAACATTTCTCTAATGTCTTAGCTAAGAAATCACTAGTTGCTGCGGTATATATAGATTGAGACTCTGGTTCACATGTATACATTGCAACTCCATTATTTGCTCCCATTTCACTAAATCCTAATCCTCGTCCCTTTAAAACAAGAGCATCTTTATTTGTTTTCCTACATAATTCCAGATAATGAAAATATTCATATTGTTTTGCTAGAAACATTGGAAAAGATGTAGCACGTTTACTTTTTTTTGTTCCTCCTGTATCTAATATAATCGGAGTTTGCATTCGATAGAAATTTAAATAAAAATAATTCCATCCAGTTATAGTATACCCATGTGAAGTATAGCCCTCAGTACATCTTCTGAATCTCTCATCCCAGAAATTATTATATGCAGGACCTTTATAAGCATACATCTCATACTTCCCTGTAGCTTCTTTAGTCATTGCATCTTCTCTGAACCAATCAGGATTAAAATCTAATCCTTGTGTTTCTGTTATAGGTCTATACCCAGTAAGTTCATACGAAAGTTCGGGATCAAAGAAATCTACTGGATCTCCTATTTTAACATCCCAATCAGTAAATACTTCTGATTGTTCTAGAGCTTTAGTCTTTAATTTACTATATAAATAATCATCTATTTCAACTTCATCTCTAGCAATTTTATAGTTAGATAAATCTTTAGATATATAAGAATTATCATATAATTTCTGCTCTTCCGATTCCTCTTCTTTTAACTTTTCTGGGGTATCATAGGTACTAAGATCTTTTACTATTGTTTCAGTATCTAAAGAATTTAAAAGTTCCTTTGTAGTAGGTTTCTTTTTTACAACTCTTTTAGGTTTTTCTGGTTCGGAATCTACTTTTTTAGGAATATCTTTCTTTGCCTTTACTTTAGATACATTACCTTTTGCTCCATATGTAATTTTCCTAGCCATATTTAATCTCTATATCCAGGTTCATAATCCCCTTTTATTTTAGATTGTTTTTCAATATCTTTTTTATATCTCTCCTCAGCAGCTCTAACCTCATCTAAAAGAGGACCTATCCCTTTAGCTTCTGCGATTACATCTTTAGCTTTATATCTTAGTTGTCCTGTCTCATCATTTACATCACTTAAATCTACTAAATCATTAAAGTATATCGTTAATTTATCTATCACAGTATATACAGATTTAAGCAATTTATATGTTCTAAAAGAATCTCTCAATTCCTCATATTTTCTACAAGCTGTTCTAAATAAGGGATCGGAAAATTCCTCATCTGTTATAGATGCTTGTCTTCTTGCTTCTTTATTTCTATTCTGTTCAGAGAAATCGCATATAGGAGATTGCCAATCTAACATTAAATAAATATATTTAAATTCCCTAAACGCTCGTAATTTAAACCTTCCAGCAGGATCTTCTGGACATTTATTTCTCTCAGACTCCATTAAATCATTAAATTCTTTAAGTAATAGAATCTCCTCCTTATTTAATTCTAAGGATCCGGTTTGATTATTATAATTAAAAAACTTTACCATAGTACATATCCATATTTAGCAAGAAAGAGTGATATAAATAAGGAGATTACTTATATCACTCTTCATATCATACCTTTTCTAAATCTTTAGTCGAGAATACTCCTTCGCACATATCTCGATTAGAATTAAACCATACACACCTCATTCCAAGAAATGAAATTTCATTTTCTGATGAATCTACAACTTTTTCCACTATAAGCATTTTAGGCTTAAATGGCATATCGTGTTTTAATTGAACCAAATCTCCTGGTTTTAGAAATATTTTAGGTTCTTGATATTTAAGACAATTCTTCATGGTTATTAATTTTCTTAGAACTACAAGCTAATACATTTTGCTCTTGAATAATCCATAAAACAGTATCTCCAGTTCCGTCAGTATCAATTGGGAGATCTCTTTCACTATTAGCTATATACATTATATCCATTCCCGGGGTAACTGTTTTACAATCGGGACCTACATCTATTACACTACCTACAGAAATAAAGCGTTCATTCCAAATATCTATATCTTCTCCAGAACGAGGATCATGTTTAACGTCCCGTTTTAATATAATTCCTCCCTTAGATTTAGGGTTTTCATAAGGACTAGCAGGATATTTAGAGAAGATTAAATAAGTTCCCATTGGTTTAATTTCCCAATTATTTACTTTATCCTCAAAAAACTCTACTTGTTTCTGGAGTTCTTCGTCAGAGACATTTTTTATTTTCTCATCGATTCCTATCGATTTAAGAGCTTTGTCAGTATTTAATTCTGACCTAACATTCTCCGGAACATATAATCCGGAATAATCATTTTTCATTACTTTTCCCATATACATTTAAATTTAACATAAAACATTTACCATTTATTTAATACACAATGATTATTTTTATTTCTTGTCTTTGCCATTAGTCTACATCCACATCCTTTAACCCATCCAACCATTTCTACATCAGATACCTGACCAGTACGAGGATTTATCCATAATTTAGGATCACAATAGCCTCCATATTTTTCTGAATATAAAGGACATTCTTTACATATCTCTAATCTTTTTAAATATAATTTTTCATTTATATTTAAAAATTCCTTTGCGTGTCCTGATAATATATCTTTAATACTCATGATATTTAAAATATTATAGGTTTATTTTCTTCTTCATATTTCCGGAGAATTAACTGCTTTTTATAGTATTTAAGCATCTTCTCTATATCAGATTTTAAATATTCTAGAACATACTCATTAACTTCACCATCGTGAGTAAAGTGAACAATTCTTAGCTCATCAATAATTAAATTCGGATTTTGTTTTTGAAGCATCCATGCGTAAAGAGATAATTGAAGAGTATAATGTAAGAAGTTACAATCCATTATATTATTTAAAGGATATTTCATCATTTGATACTTCTTCTTTTTAGGATCAAAATAGGATTTTTGTTTTAATTTCTTATTAGTCTTCCAGTCCCATACTTTGATATGATTTCCATTTTTAATAATTAAATCAGATTGTCCAGCAATACGTAACATTCCTTCTGGATCTATATAAGAAATTAACATTTCCGGTATAATTCCTGTATCTATATCTAAATTATGATGATTTTTATATACAGGAATAGTTCCTCCTAAATTAAATCTCTTAATCATTTTCTCAGCATGATTATAAAATCCAGTTTCTTGTTCTGCATGTATCTCAGTACCATACTCACAAGCTATCCTATTTGTTTCTCCCCAATCTTTTACATATTTATTACAAGTCTCTTCAAATACTTCTTTTGTAATACTATCTGGAATATAAGAATCATCCCATTTTTTAGTATTTAATAAAGAACTCTTTACATTAATAAAATCATTTCCCATTAACTCTTCTAACGCCTTATACTTCTTCCAAAAATCTGAATCAAACTTATTCTCGAACTCTCCAATTAAAGTAGTTACAGAAATAAATTTTTTTCCTTCTCCTACTCCCTTTTTACCTACATACACATGTTTCTCATCATTGTATGTAACATCATCGTTTTCCTTATCGACGATTAAATCATTACCATCGAAGGAGAAGTATTTAACATCTCCTTCATTCATACTCATAGTCATAATATATAAATTTTAATTTCTTTTCACTATAGCTAAATCTATTATAGCTCTTGCACAAGTTGTTATATAATAAAACATTTGATCATGCGAAAGTGGGGATTCTTTTGAATAACTTATTCCAATAAATCCTCTGGGAGTTCCATCAATTTCTATTAAATAAAGAAATAAGTGTTTAGCTCCATTCTTTTTTAACATTGTATATAAAATCGGATCTGATTCTTTAATATTCTCTATATCTAATAGATTATATACTTTCTTTTCGTTAAGTTCTACATTAAATCTAAAATTATCAGTACTTTGTTGTTGATATTGCTGTTTAATTCCCGCTACTCCAGAAGCATTTTGTTCATTCCTCATTGTGAAGTATGTAAAAAGATTTCCGCTCAATGAAGTTAAACTATTACCATATTCACAGAAAAACGCCCTATCAGCTTTAAGAGTTTGTTGAAGTTTACGTAATTCATTATCTATTTTAGGGGGAATAGTTAGTGCGGTATTTACTAATTCCGCATGTTTCTCAGATCTCTCTTTCTCTCTTTGATTGAATACATTACTTATTTCAATTCTAACAGTTTCCTTTATCGTTTCGTTTAAATATCTTTCTACATAGTTAGAAAAATATAAAGTACATAGTACAATAACTACACAAAGTACCAATTTAGAATCTTTTATAATTTTAGATTTAATCAAACTATTTATGAGGGGTAGAATTTTGTCTATCATTTAACTTATTTTCTATTTTTAATACACACTTATTTTGAATAGTGCAAATATATTAATAACTTGCAGTCAAAACAAGATTTATATATTTAAATTTAAAAATATAAGAAATAATATGTTTAACGCGTTAAATTATAGAGTATGAAATTTAATCTTAGTAAAATAGACTTTAGTCTATTAAAAGTTCCAGATTTGGATTTAGAGGAATTTAATAATGTTATAGAGAAGTATTTAGGTAAAGAATCTGCGGAATTTCTTAAAAAGGGCGGGAAAATTTATATTAAGAAAAAGAATCGTGGAAAATTTACAGAGTCTGCTAAAAGAGCTGGACAATCTGTTCAAGAACATGCTAGATCAGTATTAAATGATCCAAATGCTACACCTCTACAAAGGAAAAGAGCTAACTTTGCACGTAATTCTGCTAAATGGAAACATAAAGGAAAAAAGAAGAAGTAGGATTTATATATAATCTTATATTTAAATGATATCTAATACTTCCAATAGCAAAATCCCACCCCTTCCTGTCTGGGCGATATTATTTAAATCTTCTTCCAAACCAGAACTCTTTCTACTAATTCTCAAGAAATTCAATATTTTACATCTAAAGAATCCGTATATAAAGAAATGATTCAATCTAATCCAAAATTTGATGCTGAAGTTGATTTGGATAATATAAAACGAAGGGTTCTTTCATAAGAATTTAATAAAGAGTAGGAATATTATATATAATAAACCTTCAGGAATAATGTCTAATATTATATAATAATATAAAAACAAGTAATATATAAATAAATGAGCACTGATTTTTTAAGTGAGGATAAAATAATAGCATTATTAAAAAAGACTCAAGCAATGGTTGCCGGAACAGCCAATGTTTCAAGTGGAACACTACAAACAATCTTTTATAATCACGAATATATAAATAACGTTACTGCTTCTATAATCTCTAATTCAGATGATAAAGGGATAAGAATAACAGTAGGATATAAAAACTCTACTTTAGCTTCTAGATATAAAAATTTATTATGTATAACTCCTTTTCTATCAGCGAATGTAAATGTCTCGGATGAAAATTATCTATCTACAACATTTAAATCTGCAATAAGTGGAAGTACTGTCGTCTCTTATTATATATATATTTATGATACAAATAATGGAGCAAATCTTAAACAAGATAACTATATAAGCTTCTTAATTCCTAATATTAATGATTCTAATGAACTATTAAGTAACAACTAAATAATATTTAACTATGAAAAATTTTTGGAATAAAGTAAAGGGATTCTTTTATAAAATCCTAAATTATAAAGCTGTTAAGGTTATTATCTCAGTTTTATTATCTGCCGGATTAACTTATTTATTTAAATCTGCATTAGTATTTTTCTGCTTCTTAGTATTATGGTATTTATTATATATCTTAATAGATAAGTGGGTAAAGAAAAATGACAATGAGGAATTAAATAAATTACATATTTAAATTTTATATAAAAAAAATACCCTATAACAATTAAGTTATAGGGTATTTTCATTTAACATTATTAACACATAAATAAACACGCAAAGAAGACTACTTGCTTATATTTTCAATCATCTCCTTAATAAAATTAAGGGATTTAAGATAATCGTCATTTGTTATATATTCTATATCAGAACTTTTTAACATTTCCTTTACCATCTCTCCGAAATTAGAAAATAACTCATTTATATCAGGACTAGTACATTTAACCTGATCTATCGGTAATTTATTACTAGCTATAGGTGCTCCGATAGTAATCCCAACTTTAGCATAATCTGGAATTTTATCTAAATCAGGATTATTTAATTTATTTTCTAACTCATCTAAAGAATCTTCTTCTTCGTTAGGAATTTTATTTAAAGTTCTATCTAATTTCTCATCGATAAGATTTAACAATGTCTCTATATCAATTCCATCATAGTCTTCTTCTCTATGGAAGTTATCTAACTTAGATAATATCACTTTAAGTCTATCCTCAATCATATCAAAATAATCAGAGAAGCTCTTATTCATTTCTAATAGTTCTCTTAAATTCTTTTTATTCTCACAATCTCCTTCATTAAAATACTGAATAATTTGAACTAATTTCTCAATTCCGATTTTAGCATTATTCATTACATCCATCATAGAAGCATTTATACATTCTAACTCCTTATCACTAATAAGTTTTTCCAAAATCATATTTTTAATTTAACATATACAAATATACTAAGATTATAGATCTAATCCTAAGATTAAATGTTAAATTTTATAAATTAAGATTTTTTCTTAATTCCGGAATAATATTATTCAAATCCTTCTTCACAGCCCCTTGTCTATCTAAATACGATAGTTCTGGATATTTAATCTTTCCAAATTCATCTATAAACTCTATTGAATCCTGAGATTTAAATTCAGGATCTGATATTATTATTGTTTTTATTTTATTTAAGTTATTCATTACATAACTATACATCACTAATACATTTTGCATTATATTACCGTCCATATACTATTTGTTTAACTTTATAAATTATGTCACTACAAAGATAGTATATCTTTAATATTTAAAGAATGTATATATTATATAACAATAACATGTGCAATTTAATTTATACCTAATCAATTGCCCCCTCCATTTGCTGGCGGAAGTTTTGGAGAGGTATTAGTTACAATAGTATCTAATTTAGTATTTGCCTGAATTAAATTAGTATCTATACTAGAGGTATTCGTATGTATAGAAGTAGTTGTATCCTTTATCTGTCCTAAAGTTTCTTTAACAGGATCTAAATCAACATCAATATTAGCTAGAGATGCTAATGCTGTATCTAATTTAGCACTAAATGTAGTAGTTAAATTCTCTATTTTAGTATTTGTCGTATCTATCTTAGTATTAGTAGTATTTAATTCATTTACTACTGCTGATAATTTCTCTGTTAATAAAGCTATATTCTCTGTATTAAAATCTCCTACTCCTTCCTTAATTCCTTGTAAAAGTTGGAGGTATAGCTCATTGTAATTAGTTGTTTTATAAAAATCGTTTACGTTCATTGTGATATATTTAAATTATAAGTTCTATTATTTTAGTATTGTCTGTATTTAAGATTTCTTCATTTTTACATGGTTGAAGTTTATATGTATAACTCTCCTCTTCTGGAGTATATTTAGGTTCGGAGATTATTTTATAATATCGTTGTAGTCCTTCTTTTATATAAAATGATTCTGGAAAAGTTAATGTTATTGGTGTAGATTCAAAAGTTGGATTTTGCATAAAAGGATTGATTGTTATGATTTACAAAGGTATGTGGTTTTTGTGAGAAATCCTAGGATTTGAGTTTAGATAAAATTTAATAGTAAATAATTATTAAGTTTTATTTAATCTTCTTGAAACTGGGTTTCTAAGTAATTTAATCTAGATTTTAGATCTATTATATCGATATTAGATTTTTCTTGTGTAGAATATACCTTTTTAAGTTCGGTAAGTATTTCTTTATTTATATCTAATACTTCCTGCAATATACGATCATGTTTATTACTGGTTTCATATAAATAATCATAATTATTTTTTAATTTTTTAAATTTACACTTTAAAGCTTTTATTTCTTTATTATAGATATTCATATTAAAATTTTTATATTCTCGGAATATCTCTAATATCCTCTCATCTTTATTAAACCATTCTAGTGAATGATGAAATTCTTTACATAGTTCATGCAACTCTTTTTCATCTTCTTTATCTCCATCAAAATTATCTATAAGCCTATAATCCGGATTGTGAGTGGTGTATTGTTTCATTCGAGATTTAAGATTCTCTGTAAATCCTATCTTATAGAAATTACCTGATTCAATTAAGTATATCATATTATTTTATTTAATAATAGTATTATAATTTTTAGTATTTTAATTTGATTTATTTCTTTAAAAGTATCTA